ATTTCGAGCCGCCTGAGAACTGGGCAAACCTGCTGGCGCGGGAGGTTGCGGAGGACATGGTGGCATGGCGCATCCCGACAGTCATCGCCGTCTCTGATGGCTTCCGCAAGGACCGCCTGCTCACGATGGCTATCTGCACGCGCGCTTACTGCGAACTGGTCGGAGGATTCCTCCCGTCGGAATACACATCCGTTTTCTCTGATGGCGAGTTCACGCTGCGGGCCTATCAGCGGCAGAAGATCGGCGTGGCCAAGGTCATCGAGGCGCGGCATCTGATGTTCCGCCACCGCCATCATTGGGCCGATGCCAGCGTGCCGTGGGACAAGGTGTATGAGCAGCAGAACTCGGCCCAGCGGTATCACGACGGCGCGGAGATGTTCCGCAGTCGGAACCCGACGTGGTGGAGCGACACGATGCCGGACGGGAGCAAGATTTGCGACTGGATATGACCACCCGCATTCACATCTCGGTCCCCATCTACAACCGCCCGGAACTGGCGCGGCAGTGTGTGCCGACGATCACGGAGGGGATGGATGATGGTGACGCATTGGTGCTTTACGATGACGGCAGCACGGAATGCGGGGCCGATTTCTGGGCGCACATGGAGGGCGTGAGGGATGGGGTGGTGCGCACCGAGAGCATGGGCATCGACGCCCAGCGGCGGAAGCACATCCTTGAGTTCTGGGGCAACCGGGAGATTCACGGCTGCACGCACCTTGCGCTCATCGACTCGGACATCATCTGCGATCCGGGCTGGCGCGACGCGGCTATTTCGCTGCTGGAAAAGTATCATGCCCCGGTGTGCCTCTATCGGACCAAGACACACGAGGACTACAAGAACAACGTGTTCCGCGATCATCCGGGAGAGGAGGTCATCTGGCAGCGGTTTGCGCCCGGCGTGTTCTATTTTCTGTCGCTGGAGATGGTGGGGCGCGTGGCGCATCTCATCCCTGAAAAGTGGGCATGGGACTGGCACTTGCCCGGGCTGTTCAACTATCGCATGGCCGTGAGCCGGGTGAGCCATGTTGACCATATCGGACTGAACGGCCTGCATGATCGCCATCCGTCGGGCCACGTCTCGACCGAGCGGGCGCTGAACCCGACGGACTGGCTGGTGCGGAAGCGGGCGGAAGTGTTGAGTATGCTTAACCTCAAGGAACATGAATAGAAAAATTCCACATTGGGTAGAGTCCGCTGAAGGGAAGCTTGGGTTTATGCATACTCGCGGAAAGGGCGGAGAGCGCGTCGGGCGGGGTGTTCGCAAGATAGAGAAATGCGAATTCGGTTGGGCTGCAATAACCCCAGATAAGTGCGACGTGATAGATCTTTCACTTGCCGACGACCCCCTGTTCTGGCCGGTTGAAGCTGAATCTCCGGCTGATGCTCTTGAACGACATGAGCGGGCTATTAGTATTGAAAATGCGATCAACTCGTAATCTCGCCAAGAAACTCGGCATCCCTTACCATGTCTGCAAACCCATCTATGTCCGTCGCTCCCGACCTCGAATATACCTTGTCAGCGGACCCCGTGAAACTGGACGTGCCGTGGTGTCTGCGGGCCATACGCGAGGCGAACCACACCGAAGGTCTGGGTGACGGCCAGATCCGCACCGCGCTCCAGTCATCGTTCTGCATCGGCGCCTACATGGTCGCGGACGGCGTGGCCCGGCAGATCGGGCTGATCCGGTTTGTGACCGACGGCGCGTTGTTCAGCAGCCTGACCGAGCTGTATGTGGAGCCGGAGTTCAGAAACCGCGGTGTGGCCACGCGCCTGCTCAATGAGGCGTTCGCGCACGAGGCGGTCAAATCGACGCTGTGCATACTGCGGGCGCGTTCACCCCTATGGCTGTTCTATTTCCGAAACGCTGATTTCCACCTGATTGACCGGGCGCACGGGATCATGCAGCGTGTGGCGCGATGACCCACAACGACATCATCAAGGCGGCCATCCGCAAGTCCACCTCGGCGTGGTTTGAGACCTACGGGCGCATCTACGGCAAGAAGCGCGAGGTCGGAGTCATCAAGCCGACCTGCAACTACCTCCAGAAGAAAACGCAGCGGGTGATCGACCGGATGAACGAGCTGGGTCTGCCGGTGCGACTGGTGCGGCTCAAGCCCCGCCAGAAGGGGTCCACCACCTACGGCTGCGCGATAGACTACACGAAGCTGCGGCGCGAGGCCACGTCATGCGTCATCATCGGTGGCCAGACCTCGCAGGTGGACGAGGCATGGGCGATGCTCCAGACCTACCAGAAGAACGACGCCTTTGATTGGGGAAACTCGGGCGAAATCAACAGCGAGAAGGGAACGTGGACTAATGGCAGTCGCCTCATCCGCGAGACTGCGGGCGACGCCAAGGCGGGCATCGGCGGCACCCACCAGGTGCTTCACTGCTTTGAGGTGGCGCGCTGGCAGGAGGACGGAGTGGCGGCTTCCTCCGAGGTGCTGGGTAACATCCTGAAGTGCGTGCCGCTCCAACCCGGAACCATCATAGACCTTGAATCCACGGCAGAAGGCCAGACCGGCAGCTTTTACCGCTACTGGTGCGGCGGCATCGACGCCGAGAAATTCCTGAGCGGCGAGGTCAAGGTGATGCCCGGACAGTTTATCCGCATCTTTGCCGCGTGGTTCCAGTTCGAGGACTCGGCCATCCGTCTCACCGAGGAGGAAGCGAAGCACATCGAGGACACGCTGGATGACGAGGAGTGGTATGGAGGCGAGAAGGATTTGATCGGGACTTACGGCGTGCTGGGCGAGGATGGCGTGATGAGATTGGGCGAGACGGTGGAGAACTACTCGGTGTGGGAGCAACTGGCGTGGCGGCGTTGGGCCATCGAGAACGAGTGCCGCAAGGACAAGAACATCTTCGACCGTGACTATCCGCATTCGTGGCAGACGGCGTTCCAGAAGTCGGGCAACCAGCGTTTCAGCCTGACCGGACTTGCGGAACTGCGTCGCCGGGCCGCGAAACTGCCGCCGCAGCACGGGATACTGGAAGAGAGCAAGGAAGGGCGGATCACGTTCCGCAGCACATCACCCAATGAGGCCAAGATCATTATCTTTGAAAAGCCAACCAAGGGACACCGCTACATACTGTCGGTGGATCCCATGACGGGCATCACGCAGGCGGGCGGAGCGGACCCGGACTATCATTCGGTGTTCGTGTTGCGGGAGGGGTATTACGATGACAAGGGGGGGTGGTGGCCGCCGGCCACGGCGGCGAGGATCGTGCGCTCGCGGTGGGACATTCCCATCCTTGAGCCGGAAATCTGGAAGCTGGGTCGCTTCTACGGGCCGGTGAACAACACCTGCACCATCGTCATCGAGATGAATCAGGACAAGGGCATCACGGAGCTGTTGAAGCTGCGCGGGGCCAACCTGTATCGGCGCGAAGTGTTCAACAAGACGGAGCAGACCACGACCAAGGCTTATGGCTACCAGACCACTGCGCGGACCCGCGAGAACCTGGTGGAGAAACTGGCCGGTGCCATCCGGTGCATCGGCGAGACCGGCGGAGGGATTGAAATCTATGATCTCGATGCCATCGACCAGTTCGACAACTTCGTGCGCAAAGCCAACGGACGCAGCGAAGCGGCCGAGGGCGCCCATGACGACGACGTGTTCGGCATCGGCCTAGGATTAGAGGTCATCGGGCACGCCACGACCTATCATCCACCGCAGATTTCGGCTTGGTTTCACCCGCCGGACATGCGACAAAAGCAGCAATCAACAATGCCCAGCCAGTATTCCTAACCCCCGACAACCATGATATACATCAGCCTAGTGTCCATGCTCATGTGTGCCGTCATTGCAGTCGCCTGTGTCATCGCGGAGCGCAAGAGTCGCAAGTGGTATCAAGATCGCCTGATGCTCCAGCTTTCCGGGTTCTTTGGTGCGCTGGCGCTCGTGGCTTTCTGCGTGATGGTATTCAGCCTGTAGTTTCCGCTTGACGGTAACTGTTTGTCTGTCAGACTCGGCGTTGTTCTGCGCCCCGCTCGGTGGTAATACGCAGGAAAAGTTTAGGGAAAGAGCCCTGAGCGGGAGCGCCAATTTCGTTCTTTTAAACTTTCCGCCTCCCGGCCAGTTCACAGCGATTCTGACCAGTCGCGTCCGGACAAACCTTAACCGGCAGAGGCGGAAAACAATTTCCCGCCAACTAGCAGGGTGCGCCTGCGCATGGCAGCAGGAAGCTGAAGGGTAAACGTGAATAACGTCCCGCAAACTAAGGCAAGCTGCGCCGTGGTGACACGGTGAGCCGTCCGAATCATCGGATGAACCGCGCTGCTCGGTGATGGCTACAAAAAGAGAAGTCAATCGGCCATTTATCCGCTTCTACATGGGCCTCTCGCGGCGGGGAACCCCGATGATAGGTGGACAATGCCTCGCGCGAGCGGTGGCAGACACTGACAGTAGGGGAAACAATTCATGGCATTCCGCCCTGAGTAACGTGATAGGTAAAGGGAAAAGCGCGAGCCCCGCTGGCTAACTGCTGGCGGGGCTCTGTTTTTACCGGACGCGCTGGCCGATCAGGTAGGTGCGGTGGTCGCTGGCGGTGGCGAGGTCTTGCAGGAGGTTCTGCGTGCCGTCGCGCTTCTCGGTCTTCATCAGTGCCGCGATCTCGTTGCGGAACTGCTTCTCGAAATTCAGCAGCACCTTGAAGCCGTCGGCATTCTGCTTCGGGCACTCCATCTCGTTGGCCAGGGTCGCGGCCTCGCGCAGCACCTTGTGGCAGTCGGGCTCCATGCGCAGGCCGATCATCTGCTCCATGAGTCTGTCGAAGGCGGTCTCGTAGGCGGGGTAGAGTTCGCCGAACCACTCGTGGTCCTGAAGGAAGGTGGGGCCGTGCGCGACCAGATGGCAGTGGTGCGCGTAGAATTGCGCGGCCCGGTAGAGCATGGCCAGACGTTCCATGCCGGGATTGCTACTCCCGCTGGCGGTGCAAGTCAATCCTTGACGGTGGGGGTGGTCGGCCCTACGAGTGCAGTCATGCACCTGCCGTCGATCCCGGCGCCGCAGGTGTCAACACATGGCCACCGACATACCCGAAGACGAAGAAGAGGACGATTCATCCACGGTCGCCGTGGACGTTGGGCTGCCTCCCGCGCTCGGGCGCGTTACTCCGGTGAGACCGGCCTACCGCCCGCAGGAAGAGGGGCGAATCCCGGACGACCCCGCGCTGCGCCGCCAGCAGTCGATTGCCCGGGCCGAGGATGAATTCGCGGCCAAGCAGAGGGCGGACAATCCGTTTATCTTTTCCAACGCGGTCAGGAAGCTGGCCGACGTGGGTGGTCGGCGCTACCTTGAGCGCGCCGTGGATGAGGGCGAGGATGCCTACCGTCAGCAACGGATGGCGGAGCGCGAGATGGCGGTGGCGGAGCTTTCGCGCGTGGCCGAGGAGCGGAGGGCGAGGAATGCCGCCCGCGAGCAGCAATTCCGGGCGACGGGCCAGAAGTTCTACACCGACCCCTACGGCGACATCCAGCCGGTGGTGGACACCTCGGGGCGGGCGCTCTATGCCCCGACCAAGTGGGGGCGCGGCGTCCACCCCAAGACCGGCGAGCCCGTGCTGGAGATGCGGGACCAGTTCGGCCAGCGGCAATACAAGCAGCCGCGGCTCAAGACCTCGGACGATCCCACGGACGAGATGATGTATTACGAGTTCCCGGACGGCGAGATCGTCGAGGCCGGGCCGATCCAGAAGTTCATGCAGTCCGATTCGCCGATGGTGCGCAAGCAGGCACGTTCGGCCTACATGCGGCGCAACGAGGTGCTGTGGAAGGACGCGCAGGCGTCGGTGGACGCGGCGGCGGCCCTCGCGGAGGACAAATACAAGGCGGCGCTGACCCGCCGGGATTTGGCGAACGAGGAGCGGAGTAAGCTCGCGGTCCAGATCGCCGGACTGGAAGCCATGCCGGCGTTCAAGGAAACGGTCGGCGGCGTGATGGGGTTTGGCGGCCAGCCTTCGCCGACAGCGCAACGGCTCAGGCAGCTGCGGGACGTGCTACAGAAGCGCATGGCTGACCTTACGGAAGAGTGGCGTCAACTCGACCTTGCAACAGGGAAGGGCGGGGAACTGGTGCTGGAGAAGGACCGGCTTGGCCGGGAAGCAGAGGCTTTCCGCCACCGGGCCAAGATCGCACTGGCCGTCAAGAAGGCCGAGGCGTATGGAGACCTTGCCGAGCAGCGCCGCCGACTACTGCGCGAGAACAATCTGCCGGAAGACAAGGATGCCACGCTTGAATCCATCTACCAAGGCTTGCTCGATCACAAGAAGCAGGCAGAAGATGGGGCTGCAAAAGTTGGATTGCCGGTCGAGGAAGCGGCGACGGCCCCTGGCTGGGGCACGAAGATCCGAGCCGCGGTGTCGAACGTGCTGGAAGGAGCCGGGACAGGGCTGGTCGAGGCCGGCGAATTTGCAGCTCGCAACATGATTCGCGGTGTTCCGACCGCCGGGATGCCGACGCCCGGAGGCGGCTTCATCCCATATGATGCGAAGACGCGCAAGGCGATGGAAGCAGCCAAGCCTGAGATGCAGGCCACGGTGGCGGAATTCTCGCAGGCCATGCGGGACGAGGCTTCGCAATGGGGGCCGGATGTTGCCCCCGAGGTGGCCAAGCAACTGGAAAACGCATGGATGACCGGCAAGATCCCGAAGGCCGTTGGTTCCGCACTTTCCTTCATGGCTCCGGTCGGTGCGCTCGGCTCGACCGGCCGTGCGCTGGGCTTGGGCGAGAAAGCGTTGAAGGCACTGGCAACAGCCGGGGTGGCGAGCATGGGTGCCTCCACCGAGGCCAATGCGTTCCG